TTAGCCATATTCAACCCATAAACACTGCCATGATCTCATTTGGCAGTAAGGACGAAGTTTATTTCCACCAGGTTCACCGAGCCCTTCATAGTCAAGTGCTACCAGCATATAACTAGCCTAAAGCAGGCCGTTAATCATATTTTTAATAACCGGATTTAGACTACTCCGGCTCGGTGCCCACTGATTAGCCACACTCGTCGTGCCATATGCCTATGCAGCTATCGGTCATTCTTTTGCTGGAGGTGTTCCCTCCGGGATAAAAACTAACGCAGTAGCTTGTGTTTCTTTATTATTAATTTCGAGCATTTTATAGGCCATAACCACGCTTTCACCGGCAATAGCCACGTCTGTTTTGGTATAGGGGCTACAGGCGTAGCTAATACCGGGTTGTCTATATTATTTACTGGTATGGAAGGAACAGGCGTACTGACATTCTGGTTATCGTTGTCATCACTATCATTACACGCCGTCAAACCGATACTTATTGCAAGTACAGTACAGGTCAATACATGTCTTTTCATTATTCTATATCCTTATTTTAAGTTATTATCATTCACTGATTTTTAGGGTGTTCTTTCTTCTTCATGACACCCGTTCCCAATTTCTATAAAAAAATAGCAAGAAATTTGTTTAATTATTCTCATATATAAATTTTAGAAACCAGATTGAAGGATTTTTTCTTCAAAATAAGGTGAATGAAAGTCGAGTTATTTTAGAAGCGACGTAATTTTTGGCTCAACTTGATAAATGATGAGCTAAAAACCCTTCAATTAAAGCCCTGACAGGGTTTTTAAATTGTCAGAATAGAAATAATAATGTTAGATTTTGACTTTCTCTTTTGTTCAGGCATATTTTTCAACATGCAGGCCATTATTCTCGATACTGAAACACATACACTCAATGGACTACCGATTGAAATTGCCTACGCGCCTGTCCAAATTGCTCAAGGCCGTTTGAGCCTAGACAAAAGTCAGTTATTTGACCAGCTCTACAGTATTGGTGAACAATCAATTTCTTATGCCGCGATGGCAGTACATCATATTCTAGAAGCCGATATTGCTGGTCAGCCTCATTATAAGGACTTCAGTTTACCTGCCGAAACTGTCTATATTATCGGTCATAATATTAATTATGATATTCGTACCATTGAAAAATGTGGCATAGACACCTCAAATATTAAAGCTATTTGCACTCTGGCGCTGGCCCGCAAGGTTTGGCCCGATGCTGAGGCACATAACATCTCTGCACTGATTTATATGATCAGTAAAGGAAGTGATAAAGCAAGAGAATTACTCAAAGGTGCTCACCGTGCAGATGCCGATATTATTTTAACTGCAAATATACTCATGCATATTCTTTACCATCTAAATATTCAGAGTATTGAAGAACTTTATACTGCATCAGAAGACGCACGGATACCCCGTATTCTGAATTTTGGCAAACACCGTGGTACCGCAATTAAAGAATTACCTGGCGACTATGTAAACTGGCTGTTACGTCAAGAAGAGCTGGACCCTTATCTACGTAAGGCCCTAGAACAGACCCTAGTTTAGGTGCTGATATTTAAAAATTTGTTCATCAAACTTTAATTTTTTTAATGTAGGGTTGCCTTGACTGATTAGGAGAAGTCGGGGCAATGTCTGATTATCAAAAAACACCATTAGGTATAGAAGTTTTAAAAAACAGATCAATTCATCTAAATGTACGCCAGAGACGCTTACTTATTCTGATTGATACACCAGATTTTGATATACTCACGCCACAATTCAAGCAACGAATTGCAGAACCTGAGGTACTAGACCAGCTTTATAATATGGGACTGATCAGTTTCGAAGGTCAGCAAAAAGAAAAACTCATATCAGCAGACCAATTTGAAATAGAAACAGCTCCGATAATATTAATAAGCAATGATAGGCAAAATGAAATTATATATTCAGAGCGGTCCACTTCTAACGCTAAAATAAATGTTGAGCTCTTAGGGTTTCTAGCTATAAAAGAGTTAATGACGAGTCTGTTAAAACAATATTGTGGCTTAATGGCCAAACAGCTTATTGAACGTATTCAGCAAGCACCCCACATTGAACACTTAAAACTTTGTCAGATGCAATGGCTGACGTGTCTGCAAGAAAGCCGGCTTCCACCATCAGAGCTTAACCGCGCCATGCAACAGATTAATCAGTCTCTAGAGCATTTAAGACAGCATTGAAAATGACTTATTAAATCAGTCATTTTTACAAGTCAAAGATGACTGATTACCCTATACTCATTCCTTAGTCCGTAATTTTAAAATATATTTATAGGCGATTTTTTAGTTTATTTTTTACTCTTACTTGCTGCTATCGAATAGCTCAAATTTGATCAGCAACCGGTACACTTAACTCAACACTATTGGGTTGTATTGCAGCACCGGAACCAATGGTAAATTTCAGCTTTTGATCAGCTGGCATGATATTTTCAACAGTCTGATCAAGCGGTACGCCATAGCTATAGTTGATGGTGAAGACCGTATTTTTCTGTGGCAGTTTATTCGGTACCAGCCGGCCTTGACCGGTGGCATAGTTAAAGGTGCCGGTGGCATCGCCACTAAACTGGCCCAGCGTATTCGTGGTTGCAGTTTTCTGTTCGCCTTCCAGCAGCCATTTTACAGTCACGCTGCCTGAGGCTATTCCTGCCTGCTGTAAATCAAACTCGAATGCTGCCGGTTCAACCGCAAGACCTGAGCGTATAAACGTAGCCAGTGGTGTACCCCAGAGCAACAGGATCGGTGTATTCACATCCGGTAAAGCCCCCGTCGTAATAGACCAGGAACCGGTCTCATAGTTGACCGCACCAGAGCCAAACGAAGTACTTGCACCTTTTAATTGCCCCGATCCATCATCTTTCAGTTCATAAAACTTGCCCTGTGACATATAAGAAACTGAAAGGCTACCCGGCGCAGGCGGTGGTACCAGTACACCGGTCCAGTTGGCACTCTGGTTTTGTTGAGTGACAGGCCGGGTTTCAGACTGGAAGTACTGGTTGGGTGCTGAAGCCGGCTTAAAGGTCATGCTTAAGTTTGCAGATCCTGCACCTGCAGCTTGTGTCCACTGGATCAAGCCACGCTGGTAATCAATTGTTCCAACCTGGGTACCAGAAGTGTTTTTAAGCAGTCCGCCCTGATCAGTGATCTGCTGGCCAAACAGGTTAAACGAGACACTCGATGGCATGACAGATGAGCCGACATACAGATTCTGAGCGGTACCAATGGTGGTCGAGTAAGTTGCAGTAATAGCAGCAGTGTTACCCGGTACCAGCACCATACTTTCCCCGGCTGCGTTTACATCCACAATTGGTGTTTCAGTCTGGGCAGATGGAACCAGCTGGGCAAAGATACTTTCTGCATTTACAGTAAACTCACCGACTTTGGCAGCAGACTTGAGATTGCTGGATGCATAATACTTGCCGGTATCGGCTACGATAGTATCCCGTAAAATCGTTTGAGACTTTTCGCCGCTGTACCATTGTCTTGCAGAGAGTCCGACATAATCCTGATCGAGTGGATCATTGATACTGTAGGTGGCAATTTTATATTCAACTTCCTTTCCATCGATGACCATCTTGGCAACACGGGTTTCAACTTTGGTGATGCGAACATATTGCTCATGCTGCAGTGCCTGGCCTTCTTTCGAGACCATTACCAGCGTACTGCCCACCGAGCTTTCGACTTCACTCAAAAACATCGCCACCTGCAGGGTTTTCATACCGGCATAATGCGTATCAAGGAGACTTCCTGCTGCCTGTCCCCCCTTAGCCAGATAGTTTTCAATCCGGTTCTGGGCGGACTTGCGCTCATCGATCCACGACTTTGTACTAAACAGCAAAGCTGAGACATTGGGGTCTTTCGGGTTTTCCGAGATAAAGACCGTAGCGCCCATAAGCAAATCTGTATCATTCGTTGTCACGGCGGGGAACAGTTTACGCAGTGACACATCACCCATGGTGCGGTCCAGCTCACTCACATCATTAAACAGGTTATTGCTCTGGCCATCTTCAATCATCTGGCCAGAGTACTTGCCGCCACCATCTTCTGTATCGCTCAGGCGCTCGGACTTATAGAGCACCAGATTTTTAGTTTCAATTGCCACTGTATAGTTCCCCCACTTCAATAAAGCGTAAAGTCACGTTGTAATAGTCATCCTCAGATACAGATGGAATTCCCTTCACTGGGGCAGCTTCCAAAGCCCCGGCTTCATGGTTAAAAATCACATGAAATTCACGTCTGTCGTGCTGATACTCAAAAGCCAGAATGAATTGTTCAGATAAAGCAGACCAGTCTTGAACCTTGCGTAAATCACGGCGTTTGATCCAGCCCATCGTGTTATCTGCCGGTTCCAGCACAATTGAACGACCTGCTTTTTTACGGCCCTCCTGGATAATTAGCGAACCATCAATAGCCCGACTCTGTTCATCAATAGCCCGACTCTGTTTCTGCTCGATGGGCTTCCATTCAAATTCATCAGACCATAAAAAACCGTCCTCAAGCGGGACGGTTTCTGATGTAGACACTCGTATTAATTTCATTAGCTACTCTTTTTTACCCTTTCCAGTTCAGTCAGGAAATCATTAAAACTGCCCTGTTTAGCCTCATCCACAGGGACATTAATTGTGCGGCCATTAATAGAGATCTGGTTGATGACAGTACGTGAAGGCTCAGCAGTTGGAGTGCTGGTTTTAGGATAGCTCACGTCCGGGGCCAGATTGTTTACATTGACTCTGGAACCAGTACTGCCCGACTTGCCTGCATATTCCTCCAGCTTTTCCAGCTGCTCGGCAATGAACATGTAGTTGCCGGTCTGTTTCTGGTTGTCGTATGCAGAGACACCATAACGCGCAGCATATTCATGAGAAGCTGAACGGTAATAGCCACCTGCTCCTTGCTGTGCAGTCTGGAACAGTTCTTTAGCTTTCTGCTTAACATTGCCCCCATAACCCATCTCGGTGAGTTGCTGCTCAATCTCATCAACTGAATAACCGTTTTTAGCCATGACTCCAGTTTTAGAGGCTTTAAGCTTACCCTGCATGGCAGTAAGCGCTTCTGACCAGGCTTCAGTAGAGGATTTGGCCTCCTCTCTTGCCACCCGTCCAGCTTCACGGTAGCCATCACCAATGGCACTGGCTGAGCTCTCTACCCGATTATTGGCTTTAGCCCAGTCATCCATGGTTTTGACTACAGCCTGACCGCTATCATCAATCTGGATTTCCAGATTGCGGCCTGCATTTGCAGCATTAGTCGCAGCAATGACACCTGCATCACCTGATGCTGCTGCAGACTGAGCAGCCTTCTCATATGCTTTCTGGATACCTTCAGCAGTCACCTTTCCGCTATCTCTGACAGTGATGTAATCCATCAAAGCCTGTTGAGCAGCAAGCTTTAAATTCTCTTTGGTTTCAATGCCTAGCCGTTTAAATGCTTCTGTCACCGGATCAATATCATCCGGTAGTTCCAAAGCCTGCATCTTGATAGCAATTAGGCCCTGTTCGACTTGGCCCGTTGAAACCTTACCTTGATCACCAAACTCTTTAAGCTTGGACCTTGCGTAATCAATTTCAGCTTGGCTTTTAGCCGTCTGTAACCAGTTCGACCAAGACTGATAAATTATATCTCCTGCCGCTTTACCAGTAATACCTGCAGAAGCCAACTTGCCTTTCAGATCAGTGACATTATTACCCTGCTCAGTAAAGGATTTAGAGACTCGATTTAACGCAACATCGATATCTACCCCAAGCTGCTTGGCTGCAAGAGAAGCTCTCGAATATGCATTTTCTGCCACCTGTCCAGACCCGGAATTAGCTGCATCCAATTCCGCAGCACGTACATTGCGGTTATTGGCGAGTTCCGTTTCCTTCTGGTCAATACCCCGAAGGGAATCTTGTGCAGATTTCAATGCACTTAAATCACCCGTGCGTTTAGCCTCGGCGATCTGTTGTTCCAGAACTGCACGTTCAACGGCGGACTGTTTCTGAAAAGCCAGATATGCCTCATCTGCCTTTTGTAGATTCTCTTTGGCCAGCTTGACAGCTTCTTCCTTTTTGGCTGCATTATCTGCAGCCTGAGCAGCACCCTCCCAAGCTGCCACACTAACCTTGCCTGCCTCACCAACAGTAACAATATATCCCTTGGCCATAAGGTCGGCTTGCATGGTGCCGTCCATGACCCCACCATTAGCTTTAATGGCCGCTTCAGCATATGCCTTTACTGAGGATAATTTCTCAGCATCTAACTTGGCTTTATTGGTGGCATGCTCTTTTTCCCGTGTATCCAGTTCATTCGATTTCTGGATAATAGAATCAATAGCAGTCTGATTACCATCGGCCCTAGCCTGACTCAATTGTTTATTAAGTGCTGTACGCTCTTCACTTAACGCCTTAGACTTTTGATTAAATTCTGTATTTTGAGCCAATAACTGACTTAAGGTTTTTTGATTGCCTGCTACAGCTTCCTGATTTTTCTGCTCTTGAGTTTTAGCAATTTCACCAATTGCTTCTAACCCGGCAGATTTAAATTCCATTGCTCCAGCTGAAAACCTGTCGTAATGCTCCTTAGCCTTAACTCCCATCTCATTCATTTCGGAGATAATTTGTTTTTTAGTATCTCCCCATGTGAACTTTGATTTGAAATTCAGCCAAGCAGCAGCAACGTCATAGAACACGCCTGCAAGCAAATTAGCTACAATCCTAACTGCATCAAAACCATCCTCAATGAAACCCAAGGCAACATTAATAGCTTGCAAGGTTTTAGTGAAGCCATTGGTCTTATCATTAGCTGTATCTATACCACTTGAAAAATCAAAAACATCACCCAGAAGAATGTTTAAAAGTCCAGATGTTACTTCAAACCCCTCACCTACTGTTGAGACCAGAGTTTTCAAAGTTTCATATGCACTAGAAAGTGCAGCCTTCATAGCCTCGATAGTTGCCGGATCAATTTTTTTAAGCTGATCACCGACCCAGATAAAACCATTACCAATATCGCTTAAAAGCCTTTCAACGACATCCATATTGTCAGCAATAGTTACCAGCCATTGTGCAACTGTTGCAGATGCGCCAGTGGACTGATCCATGGTACCAATCAGGATTTGCCATTGGGTCTGGATACGCTGTAATGCATTACCTATCGTAGTCGGAAACTTATTGTAGTCAGCTTCAATTGCAGCGGATTGTTTCTGTAAGGCCTTGATTACGCGCTCAGCAGATAACTCGCCGTTTTCTGCCATAGTACGTAACTCACCTGTAGTCACACCAAGGGATTGAGCCAAGGCTTTAGAAATTCCTGGAGCCTGTTCCATGATTGAGTTGAACTCATCACCACGGAGTACTCCAGATTGCAGTGCCTGGGTAAACTGGACAATAGCATCTTCACTGGCCTGTGCTGATCCACCTCCTGTTTGAATTGCCATATTGATGGTTTTTACCAGATCCAGACTTTGCTGCTGGGTCATTCCCATCTGTTTACCAACATCATTCACCTTGGTAAACAGGCTGGCAGTAGCTTCCAAGCTTGAATTGGTAGCAAGTGCCACTTGATGCACACCAGTCATAGCTTGCTGAAAGTTACCACCTTCGCTGGTTGCAATATTGATTCGTGCTGAAAGAGTAGTATACGAATCCGCTGCCTGAGCAATTTCTCTCACACCGATACCAATACCAACGGCGGCCATAGCTCCCGCAAGAGCAGTCGCTGCAAACTTGGCTACACCCATCCCTTTAGAAAGATTGGAAATACCCGAATTTGCTTTTTCTGCTGCCGGTTCAACACTGTGAAGTTCACTTTTGAGCTTCTCAATCTGTTGCTCGGTAATTCTGGTAACACGCTCAACTTCTTCAGCCGGTAATTTACTATTGGCTTTAAAGTCCTCTAGCTTTCGCTCAAGCGCAGTAATGGCATCATTGATGACTGTTGGTGGTTTAATGCCTAGGGCTTCATAGATTTCATGTCCGGTCTGCTTTGCGCTGGTTGTAGCCTTATCTGCACTGGTCGATACACTACGCATTGCAGAAGATGCTTGGGTATCAAAATCTGCAAATGCTGCTTTAGTCAGATCAACTGCCTGTTCAAGACCTTTGACCTTTTCTCCTGCAGCCTTAATTTCCTCAAGAGTGACAGCTTCGCTACTTTGTTCTAATGCAGAGAAAGCATTCTTTGCTGCCAGCAGCTCACTTTCAAGCGTATTAATACTGCTGGTACCAATAGTGCCAATTCGCTCAATTTCTTTGGTACTGAGATTGGCTCCCTCACCCATTGACTGAATTGCACGGGTCGCAGTCTGAGCTTCACCTACTACTTGACCAAGATCTACCGAGCTAAAACGTTGCAACTGATTAATTGAAGACTGTGTGGCGTTGTCCACGCCACGCATAGCATTTATGGCAACGTCCTGATAGTAATTAAAAGCACTGGACGTTTCTTTAATAGCATCTTCAATACTTAAAACACGCTGCTTAGCGATTTCAATATCTTTTAAGGTGCCATCCGTACTTTGCAACCGAACCACTTCAGCTTGAGCAGCTTTTAGTGCCGAGTTAAGTTCATTGAGACCTTGTTCACCAGTGCTCGACATTGAGCGTAACTCACCAGCACTGATAACTGACTTATCACCAAGAGCTTCAATTTCTTTGGCAGCTGTAAAGAATTTGGTACCCAGCAGTTCTGCAAGTTGAAGCGCATCACCTGGAACGGCTTCACCGATTTCAAAGCCTGCCTTATTTGCCTTATTCGCTGTATCTTGAAGTTCACTACCCAAGCCATCAATCTTGCTGGCAGCCTGAACAGCCCGTCCTTCAAGTTCACCAGCCGCCTGAGATACTTCACTCAGTTTTCCTTTAGCTTGATCTGCTTTTTTCTGCAAATCAGCAGGAACTATTTTTCCAACTTCCTGAGCTGCTTCTGCAGATGCAGCCTTCAGTTTTTCAGATTCCTGTTTTATTGCGGCATAAATGGCCTTAGTGACACTTTCAGATTCCTTAATATTCGATACATAATTTTTAGTATCAGCTTCCATCACAAGCTTAAAAATTAATTCTTTACCGGCCATATTTTTACTCGCAATAAAAAACCCACCAAATGGTGGGTTAGATGAAGATATTACAAAGCACATTCAGGTGCTTTTATTAAATTATTTAAGGTTTTCTCTGATCTGAGTCATCAAGTTCATCAAGAAAATTATTTACTTGCTGCCTAAATTCCAATGGTCTTGCAATATAAGGAATTGGAGCATGTGAACCGCCAGTACCTTTTATAACGATAGAACCAAAATTAAAAATGCGTCCTAGAATTCCTTGATCTACTCCTAGACTTTCTACACGATTAGCCTTCAACTCAATTGTATTTCTGCGTATTAATCCAGATTTTGCAATAATACGTCTATTTGTTAATGCCAACTCTGTGGTTAAAACATGGATAGCGGCAATTGCTATTAAAATTAAACCAATGAAAAAAGGCACTCCATTTTTAGAACCAAGCGAAGATAAAATGAACAATCCACCGAAGAATAAGTACCAGAATTGCGATAGCCATGTAACTTGAGCTTTAATAATTATTCTTTCATCTCTAGCTAAGTTTTGTTCTATGTAGCTCCCCATGTAACCCTCTTATAAGTGTTGGTCTATTGTAAGCATACTAATATTTGCTCATTTCTTTATCAACCAATAGTTAAAGAGTGTTTTATGCACTTAAGATTATTTATAAATGGTCTAAATTATCGCAATGTGAAAGAACATCCGTGTTCACTTATATCTCTTTATTCTATGCACTCATGTTCATGTCCATCAGGTATTTCTCTGCCTGTGCATGAGTAATCGAAATCAAACTGCATCTACAACCTTCTTGCGGTCTGCTCCAATGCTCAACAGCCTGTTCCTGAAACTCCTTATCAAGAATATTAAATATTTTGCTACTGAAACTCTTACAAGTTTCTGGGGTATGGTCATCAATGATAGGGGCCCATAATAAATAGCTCGAATTCTTATCCTTGCTATGCTCATAAATATCTTTAACGACCAGACAGTTAAAAACAAACATCTGCCTGTTGGCAAACCAGGAGCGATAGTCACGACTGTTTTCCAGAAGTGTCCAGTTCACATGAGGTCGAATATGATCAGGGACTAAAGAAATATATCTTTCAGCAAATTTCTTGAATAAAATTCTATTGCTTTTAAGCTTCTCATTATCAAGATGACTCAGGAGGTCTAGTATCTCATGCTTAAAAAACTTTGAGTCGGCACCGCATGCCACACCCATATTCACTAACTCTCTCTGCTCGTCACTGCTGAATGAGTTAAACCATTTCTTATATGCTGCTTTACTTTCCGCTGTTAATACTCTTTTCATGATTAAGCTCAAGTGCACTTTTATAATGCAGACCATTCTAGTCGGGAAAGGTAAATTTAATTATGTGAAATTGTTAATTAATTCACAATAATTATTATTTTAGCTCATCAAGAAACTTCTTTAGTTCTTTAGCAGATGCATGCTGAGCAGATCTCACCACACTGGTCAGGGCTGCAAGCTTATTCCGGTAATCCTTTTGGGCTGATTTTAAATACTCACTGTAAGCACCATAAGTCATATTCATGATTTCGGTATGAGTATGACCAGCACTGATCAGCAACTGGAATGAGTCAAACCAGGTTGAATCATTTTCTTTTACTGCCTGCCTTTTATTACGGCGTTTAGGCTGATCTTCTTTAAAATAAGCGCCGTTGACCTGCAGTACTGCTGATAAAACTTCTTTAAATTGCTGTTCCGATGTTGTGGCCAGATCGATCAAACTGGTTGCTGGAAGCTTAGTGGCCAACCTGCACATACCCAGCACTTCAATTGAATGAGTCTTAAAAAGTTGAGTTAAAATTTCATCTGAATAATCTTTTCCCTTTAAGAAGCCTTTTACCTTTTCGGCATGTACCGCCCATTGGTCAAAATCTTTTATCTGGATCTGGTGTACTTCAACATCATTCACTGTGATAGAGCGATTAGCTGCTAGAAAAAAATCATTCATGATGGAATCTCAAAATAAAGTTCAGGAAATAAAAAAGCACCCGAAGGTGCTTTTATTCATTTAATACTATGTTTATCTCTCAGGTTTAAGGCTTAACTTCAGTAACATTGATAGGCTGATCCTTAATTAGTTCTAGAATACCCTCACCATTTTTAAAATGGATTGATACCCCTTGGCTATTTGCTAAGCGGAGCCCACTTGCTGATACGGCTCGTTTAAGTCGATAAGTTTTACCTAACTGATCACTTAGTTCTGCCGTTTCAAAGTTATCTGTAGTTCTAAGCATATATGTTTGATTATTTGGTCCAATAAACTTCAGTAGTTGCTTTTCTTCAGTAACATTGATGATCTGTTTGGGCTTTAAATTTTCTGAGGATTCGTCTGTAGTAGTATTTTTAGAAGCCTTAGCCATATTAGAATTACACCCCATTAGAAATACACCTGCTGCTAGTGCCAAGAATAGATATTTCATACTTATGTTCTCCATTTTTAATTTTTGAATTCAACATAGATGCCTAATGGTGCCCATCTTAAAAGTAAAACATCAAAACATCTGTTAATTTTTGATAATTATTCTCATTATCAGAAAAATATAGAGCAGATAAAATTAATATTTCACCCTATCCTTCTGAATGTAGTAGCCAAATGTAATCTTCATATCCTGAAGTAATTTTGACTCCGTATATCCAGGGAATTTGCTTCTGTTCTCTTTGGCATGCAACTATTGTCAAAGCCAAGCTTAATATGAGAAGTATTTTATTTTGATGTTGAATTAGTAGTGGGTTTGACTGAGTCATTAAATGCTTTACTAAACAAAAGAAAAAACACCCGAAGGTGCTTTATCTGTTAGAGATTAAATGTGGGCATACCGCCACTATTTAATGAACTTCCACTATTTGGCCCATTACTCATTCTAGGATTAATTTTAGTTAATGTACTATTTTTAAAAGAACCACGCTTTAATTCATCGTGTTGGTCAAACCATTCACAGCAGGAGTTCCGGACATCTCTAATTTCTGTAATAGTCATTTTAGGACCACCGGATTTTAAATAAACTACATCACCTTCCTCAAAATCACTCATAACATTGTCGCTCAATTAATGAACAATGTTTAAATATGCCAGTTTTTTTTATATTTACAAGTAATAGTAATTTATTTAATACAGGCACAAAAAAAGACGCTTATACGCCCCTGTGCCTGTATTGAGTTGATTAAACTGCTGGAATTGTTACTACGTGGCCATAAAGACCCAGTGCTGGATCTGACTCTTTAGTGACATCTGACAATGCCTGACCCGAGATTTCATACTGACCCAGCTCTTCATGAATCAATGGAAAGGTGGTTTCCGGTGATTTCTTGGTTCGCCATAATGTCACTGCAACATGATCATTATTTGCTGTATTTACGCCCTTAAAGAAAAGTTGATACTCTTTTTCAAAGTCAGATGCCAGCGTAGTATGAGTGACTTCACCTGTGGTGTAGGTTGCCAGTAATGGCATGGTCAAATCAGCCACGTTATGGAAAATTACGGTACCGAATTTGGCATCCAGTGTATAGTCTTCCGGATTGACTGTTTTAGCTGCACCGCTGGTAGAATCCTTAAATGAAACTGCTTTAAGGTTATAGCCATCCAGTTTAATTTCCTGACCGGCAACAACGGTACCTAAAGACACATCCACTTCAGTCTTGGTTGCTATGCTATGTTTCATCCCTGACAGAATGTATTCCAGGTTCTCGGGATTAACTTCCTCAAGCGTACCGTTAAAATTTACCGAGGTTGCATTGATCATGGTGAAATCAGTCGTGCGCTTGCCTGTCATTGATTCTTTATGCTCAATTACGTCAGCATCAATTTCAATCTCAAACTCTGGCACATTACCAATCTGGCGCATGGCACCGGCAATGCCGTTTGCAATCTCTGCCAGATAAAACTTACCCTGCAGCGAAATATAGTTCTTTTTAGCCATTACTTTTCATCCCCTGTGGTTTTCTTGGCTGAAGCAGCTGGCTTTGCTTCAGGTACTTCCTGAATTACACCGTCTGCCAGTAATTTTTTGATTTGAGCATCATCCAGTCCACCGACGAACTCACCCTTTTTAAACCGGCCTACAGGTTGTAGTGCCGTATATTGTTTTGCTGCCATGACTAGCTCCTAGATAAATCGTTCTGATTCAAATACTGCTGTGAGATATGCAAAACCTGTACTGAAGGCTTCTTTCACATCAACCAGCATCAATTCCCCACGTGCCGAGGCTGGCTTCCAGCCTGAGAGCAACTGAATAACATCTTCAAGAAGATTACCCGCCTGATCTGTTACCGCTGAACCATCTATAGACTGTGAACGGGCATTCTTACAGGCCACGGTGACCGCCCACTGCTGGCTGATCATGTTCATTTTTCCCTTGCCCGCACTATCCTTAGGACGAACCCGCACGAAGTTGACGTGAGCTGATGGGGTTACCTGAGCCATTTCAGTCACCAGTACAGAGTTCAACGGCGTATAGATCTGCTTGAAATCCGGAATCTCCTTGAGCTTCTCGGCAATTTCTCCACGTACTGCAAAAAAGTCAGACACCTATATGCCTCCCGATAATATTAAGGATCTCTTCATCATCATCCTGATTGATGCCCAGAAAGGTACGAGAAGGGATATTGACCTGTTTCACTTTCCTGAACTGGCCACCCACCGCAAAGGTTAAGTACTCCGCCGTTTTAGGCAGAATGGTTGCACCAAAATGAAAAACATGGGCGTACATTTTGTTTGAACCCCACTCAACACCGTCAGGGCGCAGGTTATAGTGCAATTCATTCATTAATTCACCCGTATCACGGCCTGTTTGACCATTTTGCGTTCGGGCTCGCCATGACTGTTTCCATGGGTTACCGTCTACATCATGCTGGCCAATAAACCGGTCTTGAGTGGAGTGAACCCCATAGCCACCAATCTCGACAAATATATCCTCCTTTCTGCTGTCGAAATCGGCCATATGCTGCAGTACTGCCATTACGGCAGATTCATTGTCAGGACGAATTGTTATAGCAAAAGCCATACCTCCTCCTTATTTAAATGAAGGCATCTTGTCTAGCGTTTCATCACCAAACACGCCTCCTACATAACTGGTTCCGATGGGCATTGTGGTAGGCCGGCCCTTAGGCTGATCATCTACAATTTCATTGGTTGCGGCCTGGATCTGTAGGTGTGCTTTTTCGTCTTGTACCCGTTCAAGAAATTTAATCGCATCCTTATAACGGTTACGTACTTCTTCAGTGGGTTGCTGGTAATAAAGCCGGTAACGGGCAATATCACAGGCCATGCGGTTCAGATTACTGGGCACATTGGGAAGAGGCAGAGGATAACGGCCACCGATATAACCGTTAATCTCTTCTGCCGCATCCTGAAGTGCTTCATTGATAGAAGCTGCTGCATCTGCATGCATCAGCTTTAGTTCTTCAATGTCATCAGCAAACCGCTTCACCATGTCTGCTTCTGTTGCGTACATAGATCACCTTACTTGGCTGCATCAGCGCCCTGTTCAGCTGGCTTGTCACTAGCCTTAGACTTAGACGCTGGCTTAGCCTTTTCAAGCTCAGCCACTTTTGCCTTAAGTTCAGCAATTTCCTGCTCAGCCTTGGCTTTATCAGCAGCAGCGGTCTGATTGGCTTCAGTTAAAGTAGTATTTTCTGCTGTCAGCTCTGTATTAGCCTTTTCAAGCTCAGCCAGACGTGCTGCGGTACCATCTGCTTTAGGCTCTTCCGGCTCCTGATATTCTTCAATAGCGCCAGATGCTAAAAGGGCCTGAAGTTGTTTAGCTTCAAGCCCTTTGATTTCATCACCTGGCATAAAATGCCCGATGGATTGTTTTGCTGTGTACTTCGGCATTTAAGCCTCCTTATAGAGTAATGAAGCCACGGCCACCAACAACGCCGTTTTTGTTAGAAGGAACAACCAAAGGAGCAGATTCAGTCATCAGCATAATGCCGCTTGGATCTTCACAGTACCATTGACGGTCAAAGTACTGCTGAGCCACGCCATTAGCGGTCATGTTCTTAATCTTGCAATGGGCCACTGAACCATTGGTATCCGAGATCAGACTGAAATAATCTTTCTCAATGAAGCGGTTCACCTTACCCTTATGACGGTAGGTTGCATCGTAAACCCAGAACTCTACTCCATCAAAAGTACCTTTCAATGTCGGTTTCTGGCTTACACCGAAGCTTGGTACAACTGGTACAGAGATCCCTGCATACGGTGTCACAAATTCCTTTTTGAAATCTGCATCATTCCATAAGGCCTGCCACACCAGACCAGACATCAGCGCCATTTTTGCTTCACCACCATCTGCTTCGAGCTGACGTTCCAGCATACGGCGGATATCATCCACCGGCTTGGCACCTGCCTGTCCCCATGCTACAAGTGGCGTGTAATTTAGGGATGCATCACGCTCATAATCAACCAGGTTATATTCATAATCATCAGAATGCAGCAGATATTTGCCATTTTTCAGAAGATCAATGGCCATCATTAGAACCGAGTTATCAATCGCGTCATGGTTGCGTTTCATGACAGCAATTTGAGAAATCACCATCTTTTCCTGTTCAGAGAGCTGCTGGTTACCGGTAGAGATAATCCCCGCAGTGCGTAAACGCTCTAACAAGGCAATTTCAAAAGTATCTGCAGCAGTCACCTGATTTTTAGGTTTGTAGTATGCCGGTTTAACATGAGTTACTTTTGCAGACTGAGTAGTTTCAAATGGCTTACCTGGCTGATTTGGTGATACCAGCGGGGCCAGATCATGATCAGCAGAAAGCTCAGCTAGTGGCACATCATCCCGGGTAAACAGTGGACGGTTTGGAAACAGGCGATCTAGCAGCCATGTATCCATTGGACGGTAATTGCTATGAATGAGAGCAAGCTCACCCACATCCAGAAGTTCAAGTGGAGTACCGTCAATATTAAAAGACTGTGGCATGTTGATTACACCTTAGAAAGTTCGATTTTGTTTTTGGTTGCTTTGGCACGGGCAGCATCATATTTCGCCTTGTCCAGCAACGCCCCATTTAAAGACACGGCCTCAACGTTAAATACGCCGCCGTAGTACATTGGAATTTCTATCCCTTCAGCCGCTTTAATGGTTGCTTCGGCTGCGGTAACGTTCTGGCCACAGATCACATCCCAGGATGATTCATCTGCAGCATGAGTCAGTACATTGTCATCAGATAGTGTCAGTAAATCGCCGTAATTGTAGGCGGTACCTGCAGTTACCTTGCCATTGGCACGGCGCAGCTTTTCATTGTCGAGTACCAGTTTACGTGTAGTAAGTGATACCGGTGGAATATAGTGAATAGGCATAAATTATTTTCCCTTGTTTTGTTCAGCGAAGGCTTTCGCACCTGCTGTGAATTGATGTTCCTTGTTACCGCCCGATCCGCCTTGTCCACCAGTAGCCTGATGATTGAACAGGTAGTTCAACGCAGGATTTACACTTGGTGTTTGTTGTTGCTGCTGGCCAGCTGGTGGCTGCTGTCCACCTGTAGAAAACTGTCGAAGCTGCTTTGCAGTAAAGGCAAAGACGGAATCATCCATATTGGTATATGCAGTTTTATCTTCAGCACTGAATTGTGTTTTAAGCTCTGTTTCTAAAGCTGCAATCTCATCAGCACGTTTCTGGGCTTTAAACTGTTTCAGCTCTCCCAGCGCATCATCGCGCTCCTTTTCTGCCTGCTGTTTGGCCTGTTGTGCTTTTTCTAGTTCGGTCACGTCTGTGTCCTCTTTGGTTGGGTTTGAATTGGCTTTGCCTGAGAAGGCTTCAATAGTGGTTTGAGTGTCCGCACCCACCCCACAAATTGTGATTTCATGCACTCGCACATTTCGGAATACATGCAATGGACCAGTAAATTGCTGCCCATTTACTTCAACTGTTTTACCTGGTGCAATTTCTTCAATGGATTCTGGATCAGCCCACCATGACATTTGGAATGGATATTCCTCATCGATGTCTTGCACGATTTCTTTAGCTTTTGCATTGCTAAGAAAATGACCTTTTGCCCTAAAGGTTTGGTTGATTTCATATGAAGTGGCTACACCGACACGCTTACCACCAAAATGTTCTTCAACTAAACCAGTTTTAGCTTTTAACTGTAATCCTTGGAGGTCAATCACCACACCTGAGCGACCCCAGTAATAGTGATTGTCGATACGACCACCGCTATATACTTCTGCTTCAAATGTTCGGCGCTTTGTTTCACCATCTTCCATTGTAGTGATCGGAACATTTACAGCAGTAAACTGACAGCGCAAATGCTCCTGATTTAGTTCAGGCATTTTTCATGCTCCATAAAAAAACCTCTGTTTCGAGAACAGAGGTTTACAATTCAATGATATATGTTGGTAGTTTTTAGAGATTAGTTCAGAGAGTGAGGTTGATATATAAACGAAATCAGCTTAGTTATGTGCCTGTCTAATACTTTGAATTTTATAATTTAATGATAATCCTCCATTTCCAAAATTAAGGTTTAATGATTGATTAGCCTGAAGAGGAAGTGCTTCTAAAGTGTTATCAGGTAGGCGTTTAAAACAAGGATTAACTGTAACCAAGTATTTATCTTTGTCATCAGGACATAAATGTAGACGACAACTGTCAAAATCACAGATTTGGACAGAGTAATCAGTCATATAACCAGTATAACCTTCTGTTAGAGTAGCTCTTCCACCTATAAAATCAGATAAAAAATTAACTGGTCTATCGCTTTCAACCACAATACTCAGATCGTTTTGAGTATCTTTATTCTCCGTACCCTCTTGTATTAAAAAAAGAAAATACTTCATTCCTACCTCATGTAAACTATTATTTTAGTGAACACAATCTATATACTAGGTAGAAATCCTTTTCAATATGTAAAATATTTCGTCACTCACTATTTGCCTTGAAACTACCTGAAAAGATATGCCTAAGGGAAACAGTACGCCTTGCCCTGCATTTAACTTTTCCAGATCAATGCCTAAACCTTTAGCATTTTCAATCTGAATCACAATATTTGAAGCAGAACCTGCAAGCAGTAACGGCGCATCCAATGTAATGACCTTACCTACCTCCAATGATGCAGCGTAGGCTAGTGAAGCTGATCCAGCCACTGTAGTTGCACTATTCGATGCCACTGCCTGTAGCCTGCCTAAATCCTCCTTCAACCAGCGTTTAAGCACTTCCTCAGCCAGAGTAATAGGGGGCTGCTTTAACTGCGCCGTAAGAACTGAATCATTACCCTGTACATAGTTCAAAAAAGTACGAATCGCACTTGGCCGGATATCTGGATCAAGTGGAATCACTGTATTGGCCACCACATCAAATAAGTCCCGAGTCTTATCATCCATTGGAGCAAATAAACTGGCCAACTTTTTACTTGCTGTCCACTCGGCCTTGATGATCTCTTTCTGCTCCAGCAAAAATGCTTTATTCAGGTCAGAATCCAGAATCTTCTGGTCCACCAGACCTGATAGATCGCCATAGGTCATTGGACTGGTACTCCAGCCCATCTCCTCAGCCACCTCCGGTAGCTGATCATCTGGCGTAATACCGTATTTTTCCGCCTGCTTTTCAGTTAATGCAATCACTGTACAGCGACACATGAAGCCCCACGGCGGGTAATACATGAGCCAGAATGGATCATCGATATGACGGATAATCCGGTTCAATGCCAAGTGACTTGGACGGACCCGGCTATCATCGATAGCTGAATACATCAGGTATGGTCGCTTGTCTCTATTGCGTTGCTGCTGTTGCCAGCGCCCATGACTATACGCCGTCTGAATATTGGTACGAAAAACGTTCTTGAGATAAGGCTCACTTAGCTTGATCTCATTTTCAGCGACCAGTTTCTTAAAGTCCTCAAATGTCGAGCCATCTGCAATAGCCTTGTTTACAGCGGCTATCACAGTCTGGATCTGTTCTATGCTCGATAAAAAACTGACCGTGGTGGCCAGTTGTCGTGTCTTGAGATCCAGAGAGTAAAACTCATCAGGCAATACGATTTTACGAGACCGGGCAAACTGTAAGGCCTCAAGAAATGTGACTGGTTGCATTGGCGGAATCCTTACTATAAACATGCCTTGCATTCAGCCAAAGCTTGAAATATTCATCACGAACATCAAAGTAATGGCCCAATTTCTTACGCTGATATATTGAGAATTCATCGAAAACCAGTCCACAATATTTGGTGCAAAACTCTTCAAACTCATCATATAACGTCTGAATATCTTCCATCACTTCCCTCCACTCGCCATCACATACCCTAGTACATCACCTGCATATAAAGCCCGCTCAAGATTCGCCGTGAACTGCGACTGACTGGCCTCAGGCATGATCTGCATCAGATTAAAGGCTAGCTCTTCAGGAGTTGTACTCTTCTGCAGAAGCTCATTTACCTGGGCATTGCTTAAGAGTTCCATGTTTCGCTGTGCATCAGTCAGCTCTTCTACTTCCTGCTGTTCAGGTGATAGCTTTCTGGTAGTTGCTGCAAAGCTAAAGGCTTTATGGGGTAGTGCATTGAATTGCTGTATTGGAGTGATATCTGAAGCTACCCCAACCTTGAAATGCTCAGGCTTGATACCGTAGGTTTCAATGATGTACTTGTCATTAAACTGCACACCCAGATCCTTAAGCTTCAAGTCCCGCTCGACCACTTTGACATTGAGGTCCTGTTCACCACCTAGAATGATCGTATGCTTATCAAATCCATTGAGGATACAAAGAGCATCAATCAACTCCTGGACTGTCGGTGAAATCATGCGTAAGTCAGAATTACGTTTATCCATTCTGACTTCATTGTGCACCACTCCAAGTGCCTTACTGCCACCACCGTCATTCTCAGATGTCATTGTTTGGCCGAGAACCACTTTCTGCACACGTCGGACCATGACCTTATCAAAAGCTTCAAATGCAGAAGCACCTGCACCAGAGAAGTTAGTTCCCACTGTAGTTACTTCATCTTCTGCAGGAATTGATAAGATCGATTGTGCATGAGCATTCAGTAAAGCAGCGGTCATCGCATCAATATCTTGCTGCTTACGATTCTGACCACCCACCTTACCGATTAATAACGGCGAACCAAATCGTTCCAGGAACTTCACCCAAAATTTAGTGGAGCTAGTTTTAAAGTACCAGATCCAATATAGCTTGGTGAGTAATGCTTCCCCATAAGGCTGCTTATAAGATGGTTTACGCCGTGTCAGAAAAAACTTGAGCGGATAAGTTTTAAATACATTTACTTCAGCACTGGACTGGGGCTTACGGAAGATCAGCTCACCATTATTTTTAGGCTCAAACCATTCCAGCGGCTTGACCATAATATCGGCAAGGGTAAACCGGTTATTCTCATCAATCTTGTAGTTAGCTTCCAAAACTGAGTAACCGTAGGGACACGCTTCCCAAGCACCTGATACAATTTCAAAATGCCATTTGGTAAAAAGCTCTTTTAAGAAAATGGTCTGTTTACCATGATCTTCTATGAATCGCCACGGCGCATTTAAAACTGCATCAAGCCGGGTTTCCATTGCCTGTGATATTTCATCATCCGTCATTAAGACCGAAAGACGTTGCCGAGAAAGTCCAGCTTGACGCAATACCTCATCCACATCAGCGGCTCGTCCCATAGCAAAAGCAAGATTCTCTACCGCTACACTGGTCATTAAGCCTGCTGATTTTGGCTTTGTCTCTTTCTGTTTGTTTTTGGATTTTGCCATATTAAAAACCTTGTTTAGAATCTGCGTGTACCACCTCCACCTGGTATTAATCGGGCAGGCGGCCTTATGTCACTAAAGCAAATCATGACACCGTCAGCGCGGTTCGGAGACAGTGCACCATCGGGTTGTTTATTCACTAAAATCTTGCCAGCACCATTCTTGCTATAGGTAGGCTGTGACAGCTCTCGTTTAAGTTGTTCAAGCTCTTGCTTGTTTATATCTTTGGTTGACAGTGAAATAAGACTATCGGGGTCATACTGCATTCCCTGCAAGGCTCGATAAGTATTCTGAAACCTAAGACGCAATGACCACCACATCTGGGCTTTAAGATTGGCAAAGAAGTCTACGTTTTTACGTGCCTCAACCATTTCCTGTTCCGGATTGTGTACTGCCCCTGATCCCCGAAACGGATTAGCTTCGATTTCTGGAATGCCTTTAGCTTTATTCAGCTCATTAATGACACGTGCATCACCACGCACACCAGCACCCAGACCATCTGCATCATAGAAAAATATATTCAGCTTTAAATCCAGGCATGCATCTATGGCTTTTTGAGTGGTACCAAAAATGTCATCACCAATACCAGACCAGGTATCTAAGTACTGCAGAACAATACCGTGACGCGCAGCAAATGAGTTTTTATCCTTGCCTTCATCCGCCACATCCAGTGCACCATTACGCTCACCAGAAGGCTCTATACCAAGCTTTATGTGAGCATCAACAGCAGCCTGCACCCATGCAGATGGTATCAATACCCCTTCTACTGAAGCAGCGTAATCAATATCAACTTCTTGGGCCAAAACAATGTCATCCAGTGTGGCCAGTTGTTTCTCATACCATGGATAAATCAGTTTGCCATCAAGTTCGACCTGCCAGTTTTTATCCGGATTATCACGCCAGGCCATGGTGAAAACGGCGTAACGGCCACTGAAACGATCCTGGTGAAACTTGTCACCAATACCATTCGGTGTTGAGCCTTTAATATGGACATTAGTGTTTTGTGATATTGCCGCGTCTACTGCTTCCTGACGTTCTACAAACGCCCACTCATCCAGAAAGTACATTGTGGTCCGTCCACCACGGCCAATGTTGTCTCCTGCTTCACCGGTAACCGTTGCACCGTTGTCTGGATTAATGATCCGCATGTAATTGTCATGCACTTTTTCAATAAAGCCCTTGGGCTTCATCCAGGCTGGCAGCTTGGAATACATATCCCTGAATTTATGAAGCAGTGTTTTTGGGTCACCCTTCTTGTCAACCAGATCCTCTTTTCGGCTCCCCACACCACCCGCAAAGCCTTCTACAAATAACCACCGGTGCAAGTAAAAGCCCAATACAACATAGCTCATACCTTCATCACGGCTTTTTTCAATCAAGCCATGTGTCTGAGTACTTTCACGTTCAATTAACCAATCTACAAGTTCAACCTGACCGGGACGCAAAGCAAAAGGAATATTTGCTGGCAGGCCAAAAGGCATACCTCGTGGATCATAAGTCCATACCCAATGGTTGAACCAGTGTGCCGGATCGTTTTTGCATTTATAGATTTCAGCCTGGATACTTAATTCATTCTGCTCTATCAATATCCGGTAGTAATAACGCCGTGTCATTTCCTCTATAACATCCGGCAGACGTACATTGATTGTCCACTCTTTAATTAGTGGCGCTATATCTTCAATTGCATAAGTCATAACTTGCCATTAATTGCTAAACGCGAAAGCTCCTGAGCGGACAGTCCAGCGAGCTCATCTGGGGTGAATTGATGTGTTGATTTGGTTTCTTGCTGGATCGGACCGCCGTCCTTACCGGTGATTTCTATTTTCTTTTCATAATGGCCTTTAACGATCTTTTGAATTTGATCAATTAGTTTAATGGCCAGCACCACGTTACTTTTTTTTGCCACCAATAAATCGCTCAAAATTTGTAATTGAACAATGTCATTAGCACCAATGATATTTTGTAGTGGTTGATCTAAATATTCCTGTCGGGCCACTTTAAATAGGTCAACGAACTCCTGAGCCAAGTCAGCTCCAGCTGCTTTAGTAGGGTCGTAATATTCCACCTGTTGAGGTGAAACATCCAGATTAAACTTTTCCTTGATGTCCTTCACTACTTCAGAGGGGGTCATAAACTGTGCAAGTGACCGAACTATAAATACTTTTTCTGCTTTTTTAAGCCTTGCCAT